CCAAGGTGGACTGGCGCGAGGTGTTGCGTGAGTTCGTTAAGGCTACGTGCCATGCCAAAGACACATCATCGTGGCGTCGAGTCAATCGTCGTTTTCTGTCTACGGGTATGTATATGCCAAGCATGATCGGCGAGAAGGTGGGTCACATCAGTATCGGTATCGACACATCGGGTTCGATTGGTGGGCAAGAGCTTGCTGACTTTTTATCCGAGGTTAAGGGTATTGCCGAGGAGGTCAACCCTGAGATGGTGGACTTGATGTATTGGGACTGCGAGGTGGCCGCGCATGAGGAGTATGCGGGTTCGCAGGTGGCCGACATTGTCCAGTCAACCAAGCCCCGAGGTGGTGGTGGTACGTCACCGAGCTGTGTGTCAGAGTATATGAAGGAGAAGAAAATTGTCCCTGAATGTGTTATCATACTTAGCGATGGGTATGTAGGCGGCGATTGGGGTAGCGACTGGCCTGCGCCCGTACTCTGGTGTTTGGTAGGCGGTAACAAAGATATTGCACCAAACGGTAAAACAATCCACATCGAAAGCAACTAGCATGAAACGCACACATGGTATGTCACAAACCAAATCGGGGCTGTATAGGGTATGGGGGAACATCAAACAACGATGCACCAACCCAAACAATCCTAGATACGCCGACTACGGCGGGCGGGGCATTACCTTGTGCAAACGCTGGTACAAGTTCGAGAATTTTTTAGCCGACCTTGGGGAACAACCCGAAGGACTTACGCTTGATCGCATCGACAACAGCAAAGGGTATTCACCTAACAATGTTAGGTGGGTTACTAAAGCCGACAACAACCGAAACAGTCGGCGCTGTGTGATGGTCGAGATTGATGGTGTTGAAAAGCCTATCAATGTATGGTGCCGAGAGTTTGGTGTGCCGTACACAACATTCAAGCAAAGGAGAAAAAATGGTTGGGATTTGGTCAAGGCTGTGTCGACGCAGCCAAATGAGAAGCATCGAAAAGCTAACAAAAGTTAGGAGGAATGAAATGGTAGTTGTATCCATCCCCTACGGGGACTACGTGATGAGCGCAGAGGATGCGTTCGCATTGTTAAAAATCCACGAAAAGGCGGAACGATTCCAAGAGAAATGGCGGACAGGAGGCGGCGGGTATACCTACCATGTGTACCCAAACGATGGCAAGATGACTATGCACACCATCCCTGATGACATGTACCGCGTGGCTAAATTGGCTGGCAAACCAGAGGAGAAGTAATGGCCAAGATTAAGTGCGGGGACATGTACATGGTGCAGCTAGACCATCCATCGAACCTATATGCGTGGTCAGTGAGCCGGACATGGTGGAAGCCGTGGCGTTACAGCTTGCACTTTCACTACATAGGCACTTCGAGGGGGATTGACGACTATATCTCCACGACAGACGGAGAAACCTACAGCAACCTGACGCTTGAGAAAGTGAAAGGTATTTTGAAGTTGATGGAGTTGTGGAAGGACAAGTAATGGCTATCAACCGAGACCCAGCCGAGTGGTTCGAACGCTTCGATGTTTGGGGCAATGAGACGTACGGGATCGTAAAGAAAACCGATACATGGTTGGTGCTGAAGAAGTACGACTACTTCGGGACAACGAAGGTTGAGGTTGTGACCGAGGTGGACAGCCGTAATGCGGCTATTGGGTTTGTGAAACTGTTAGCAAAAGGAGAAATGAAATGAGTATTGGATCGTCAGCAGTATTGGTCGAGCTGAACATAAGCGTTTGGCCTGCATCGAAGATCGACCGCGAGATCACTGAGCAAGTGAATACCAACGCAGGTGCAGTCAGTTCAGCATCGCAAACCAAAAAGAATCTTTTCGCAGGTACGAGTATGCGTAAGGACATTGAGAAGTTTGCGGCGCGGGTGCGTCTGTATCACAACCAACACACATTGCCTTGGGCTGACAAGGGTGAACGCCTTTTGCCGACTAAGTTGTTTATGGACTACAAGACTGCCATGAACCACTACGAGCAACAGTTCAACCAGATGTGCAACAACTTCTTCATCGACTATCCGTATCTGGTGCAGGAGGCACAGGTGAATCTGGGCACGATGTACAAGGCCGACGACTACCCCGAACTAACAGAAGTTAGAACCAAGTTTGGTTTTCGCCGAGCGATCAACCCATTGCCCGAGTCAGGTGACTTCCGCTTAGACGTATCAACGCAGGACTTGGATGAACTGCGAGCTGAGTTCGAGTCTAAGTTTCAGGAACGCTTGGCCGATGCCGTGCGTGAGCCTTGGTTGCGTCTGCATGGGGAACTGGTATCCATCAGCAAAAAATTGACTGACGTTGATGGGGAAGGCAAAAAGCGTTACCACGACACGTTGCTTTCGAACCCGCTCGAACTGTGCGAACTGTTGACCAAACTGAACGTGACCAACGATCCTAAGCTGGAGGAAGCACGTAAGCAGGTAGAGCTAACAATGTTAGGTGTCAGCATGGATGCAATCAAAGACGATGCCGAGACTCGCAAGAATGTGAAGTCGAAGATTGATGAGATTATCGGCAAATTTAACTGGTAAGGAGTGAATGATGAATCTTTTTGGATTAGACAACGTGAAGCTGGCACAAGTTATTGTGGACGATGCTAAAGAGCGTAACGTGGAGGTGTTCAGATTGGAGCCTATCGTGGCAGAAGTAGTTACCGCGCTGGTGGCTGACAAACCGCTGTGGACATTCGAGTGCAGAGAGTGGAGCCATACCTACGAGATCGGCGACTCTAAAGGCATGAACATCACGGGGCTGAGCATCATCCAAGACGGCGTGAACTTAGGCCGAGTGTGTCGTGCGCGGGCGCGGGGCGGCGAGATGGGTGTATATGTGCACAACGAGCGTATCTCAAACCTGCGTAACCGTGGGGGCGGGTTAATCACTAAGGATGCCAAGAAAGCCATTGCCACGATCAAGAAAACTTTCTTCCCTGTGACGCTTGCCGAGCGGGTGCAGAAGGCGACAGAACACACAGAGAACCGACTGGCTGTAAACACAAGACATAAAAGCCGCGAGGTGGCGGGCGCTGAAAGCAAAGTGCGGGAAGAGTTATTGTTTTTTGCCCATTCCAAGGAAGGGAAAGCAATCATTATGGACTACTGGAACAAAACCGATGTGGTCAAGGCTAACAAAGTTAGGGAGGACACAAGACGTGTTAACGCTCTGACTGACGAGCACCGAGCAATGCTGGACTTAGAAAGAAAATTTGCGGATGGTGAAACTTTGCTTGTGGTACGAACAGATAACGGATATATTACGCGGCTCAAAGGCGAGGTGAAAGAAGAAACCGACAGCACACTGCCCGAGCATGTTCGTGCGAAGCTGGGTATGTTGAAGCTGGTGCAGAACGAAGAAGCCGTAACCACAGTGGGCTTCCGAGTTGATGAGAACACGTTTGTGATTGATCTAGGAGAAGAGGATGCTTGAAGACCTAAACCCAACGACACGGTGCTACCCACGCACTTTGGCCGAGGCGTTTCCAAACTCGATTGACCGAGCGGAGTGGCTGCACCCGCCTGAGAGAAATCTTGGGTGGCGCAATGTGGCAATGGCTTCTGTTGCCCTTGTATTGTGGGTGTGCTTAGCATATTTCTTCTCTAAGAATTGATATGAAGTTGCCTCAGCGTTTGCGAAAGCAGATAGAGGAGTACCGTAAGGCTGGCTTTACGGTATACGACATACACCCACGCGCTGGTTCTCATTGGATGGTTAGGTTCAATGAGTTCTCTCAACCACAGGTCTTGACTTCGAACATAAAGGAGCCAAGGTCTTTGAAGAACAACATAGCAACGTACCGCCGCCTTGCGGCAGAGGAGAAAAACAAATGAGGTATGAGCAAGCGAAGCCATTGGTTAACAAGCTGATTGAAGTGGCGATCTTGTATCACAACTCACCGACATTGTTGCGCGACAAGATTTACAACGCCCTTGACGAGTTTTTACCCGACATGGATGAAGGCTGTCGAACCCGAGGCTGCATTGCAGTCGATCACTTTGAGGAGAAGAAAAATGTGGCCGTTTCCCCCATTCCCCAACCCGAAAGACAAGGGCACCAAGACGCCCAAGTTCAACCCAAACAACCATGAGGATGCACCAGTATGAAGAAGTATTTTGCAATCATCGGCTACTGCATGACGCCGTATGTAGTCAGCTATGCGTTTTGGTACGTTGTCGGCGCTGGCATCTCGGCAAGCTGGGACACAGCGAACTGGGACTTTGCGTTAAAAATTTTGCTGACGCTTTGGGCTGGCTTGTTCGGTATTGCGCTGAATCACCGCATTGAACAGGAGTACAAGTAATGGACTTCATTGATTGGATTGTGTGGATTGTTGTCGCCGTGTTCATTGTTGGTGGCCTATTGGCTTTGTATGCTGACGCTGTGGGTAAACACCCTTGGGAAGGGGAAGATGAATGAAGACAGCGGGGGAGCTAAATATTTCAACACGGATTCGGCAAGCCTTGCGGGTATTTCCCGATGGGATGACTGTGCAGGAGTTAGCCGAGCACCTCAACAAACAACGTATGTCTATCGGTGCGTCATTGAAAGCGATGCCTGATTCGTACATTGATCGGTGGGTCATGGGTGACAAGGAGTACTTGCCTGTATGGTGCGTAGTCGTGCCGCCACTGGACTGCCCTAAACCAACCAAGTCTTACAAACAACTGAAAGAGGAGTTAAAAAATGAAGGAAGGCAACAGCCGAAAGCATCAGATCGAAAAACTGATCGAGGAGGACATGACGCTCACGTACGCCGAGCATAGGGAAGCCCTAACAAAAGTTAGGAACGAAGTGATCGACGAGATTTGTTCCTCGATGGAGCAGTTCTCATGGGCGTTCGGTGGCGACACCGTAGCAAGTTTCAAAGCGTATATCAAAGGATTCAAAAATGATTAAACGATGGTTAAGAAAGTGGTTGTTTCGGGAAGCGTCTAAAGGTCATTTTTTAGCGGCACTCGCGCCCAATGAAACCAATGCCGACTCCGTCCCCGAGACAGCGCACTGCCGAGTAGGTTTACTGAGCGTGATGAACGGCAGGGTGTTGGAGGTCTGCACATTCAAGCGCAATCCACACGGCCCTGATTGGACTACAACGTACTGGATTCTTAACGATACGCAATCACTCGCCGAGCAGGTTGCAGTGGTGCTGACCATGAAAGGATTGGAGAAATGACAACAGGTATTGAGTATCTCAAGCCTGAGAAGAAACGTAGAGGAAGAGGGCCCGGTAAGAAGCCTACGCTTTCCCACGTAACCCTTCGTTTGCCAGCGGAAGTGATTGAGTTTTTCGAAGCCAATTACCCCAACAAACAAGCGAAGATTCGAGAAATTCTTAACAACTTCATCAACCAACAAGGAGCTAACAAATGAAGAAACAAACTCAAGCCGACAAAATCCGTGCGTATGCCAAGGCGCACCCAACAACTCCGATCGCGGCAGTCGCCAAGAAACTGGGCATCCGTTACCAAACGGTGTACACAGTGTTGAAAGTCAAGTCAGACGTGAAGACGCCTAAGAAAGTTACGCTGAACCTTCACAACGCGGAGCTGATTAAAGAGTCGGTGGAAGCGATTAAAAAGGCGGCACAGCCCGAACCCGACAACGTCAACCATCCAGCGCACTACGTCAAAGGTGGCATCGAGACTATCGACTTCATCGAATCGAAAGGTTTGAACTATCTCTTGGGCAACGTGGTGAAGTACATTACCCGTGCCGACCACAAGGGCAACCGTGAGGAAGACCTGCTCAAAGCACGTTGGTACTTGAACCGTGAGATTGCCAAGTCACAAAAAGCCTAACAACAGTTAGGACAAACCCGAGCCCGCCTTGTGCGGGCTTTTTTATTTCTTGACAAAGTCAAAAACTGTGTTATGCTTCAGGTTCGAAAAACAACTGGAGCAGTTAGATGGGATCAACCCCCGAGGTCTTGGTCAAGACCAAAATCAAAAAAATCCTGAAGGACAACGGCGTTTACTACGCCATGCCAATCGGTACAGGCTTTGGCAATTCAGGTGTCCCCGACTTCCTTTGCTGTGTGAATGGGCGCTTTCTGTCCATCGAAGCCAAGGCTGGTAAAAACATTCCCACTGCGTTGCAAGAAAAGAACATGCGCGATATTCGTATTGCGGGTGGCGTTGCGCTTGTGGTCAACGAAGACACTGCGTTGCTTGAACGTACCATTGCGGGGATGAAAAATGTCACTCCTGACGATTCAGCAAATCACAAATGAAGCACTGCGGATGCTAGAAAGATCATTCAGGGAAAACTACAAAACAACGTACTACATCAAGCCAAGCTACGGCAAGTACACCGTGTTCAAACGTGAATACATTGGCAATGAATGGCATGTAACAAAGCTGGCAAGAGTAGACAAAACAACAGCCGAAGGCATATTGAAACTTGTAAAAGGAGCTGACGATGAGTGAATTAAACGAGGGCGTTCAAATCATTTTGAACCGAATGGAATCCAACCCCGAGGAGTTCTTTGGCGAGACCAGCAAATGGCGCTGGATTTTTTCTGAGAACATGCGCGAGGTGATGACCGAGACCGAGAAGGCCGCGATCCTTGAGGCATTGAAGAAGGTGCGCCGCTTGGAGTTAACAGCGAAGGCAGTAGCCACAGTGTTGCCCAACGAAGAGAAAAAGGAAGAAACAGAGTACACGTTTGCTAACGCCCCAATGAAAAAATCAGGGAGCGCCGTATCATGGAAATGAACACCCCCGAACTGAGCAACGTGGCAAAGGTGCTGATCTCCCGCATGGAGACGCACCCAGAAGACTTTGATTACAACGGTAGGTTTAGTGGTCTCACTGGCGGTTTAGATGCGTTGAGTGGAGCTCAGGCACTGAATTTAGGCGGCGACTTTACCCGTTCGTTTTGGACTCTGAGCGAAACCGACAAGGAAGCGTTAAAAGAGGCGTGGCGCAAACTGAACTATCACTGCCTTGAGAAGCGGGTCATGGACATCATCTTTGCTGAAGAAGACACTAAGCCGAAGTACACGGTGAGCGCTGGTGGGGGTCTTGGGAAAGTTACGAGCGCACAGTTACAACAATGGACAGACCCACGTTTAATACAGGCCGCACAGAATAGTATATTGACTACAGCCAACTCAGCACAAAACGCTTACCCGCAGGGAGCGCAAAACAGTACAGGGTTGAGTAGCACTGGCGGGTTTTTCCAAAGTATTTTCGGGGGTCTCAAGTGAACATCATCACACTGGATTTCGAATCCGCATACGGCGGGGACTTGGGCTTTGCCAAGCAGACAACCGAGGAGTACGTGCGCGACCCCCGCTTTGAAGTTATCGGCGTAGCTGTGCAGGTGAATGACGGTGAGCCCGAGTGGTTCAGCGGCGACGCCATTGAGGTATGCCAGTTCCTGAAAGGGTTTGATTGGGAGCACTCGCTGGCGCTGGCGCACAACGCTGTGTTTGATGGGTTCATCTTGAGCGAACGGTTTGGCATCACGCCCAAGGGCTGGCTGGATACGTTGAGCATGGGTCGTGCGCTCCACGGTACGGAAGTCGGTGGAAGTCTCAAGGTGCTGGCGCAGTACTACGGCCTCGGCGAAAAAGGCACAGAGGTGCACAACTTCATCAACTACTTTCGCAAAGACTTCAGCGACGAAGAGCTTACTGCCTACGGCAACTACTGCAAGAACGATGTGGCTTTGACTTGGGCTTTGTTCCAAGCAATGAGCGCTGACTTCCCGCCGACTGAGTTGCGATTGATTGACCTGACGATTCGCATGTTCACTGAGCCCGTGTTGCAGTTGGACAGGAATGTGTTGTCGCACCATGCCTTGTGGATCAAGGCCAAGAAAGAGCAGGTGCTGGGCAGCTTCGACAAAGACGTGTTAATGAGCAATGACAAGTTCGCTGCGTTGCTGCGGGTTCTCAAAGTCGAACCGCCTAAAAAGATCAGCCCAGTTACAGGAAAAGAAGCCTATGCCTTCTCTAAGACGGATGAAGCATTCAAAGCCTTACTCGATCACGAAGACCCTAACGTACAAGCGGTGGTGGCGGCGCGGCTCGGAACAAAATCAACCATCGAAGAAAGCAGAACTGAACGCTTTATCGGCATCGCTAATCGCGGCGCTCTCCCAGTGCCCCTCAGATATTACGCTGCTCACACAGGGCGGTGGGGCGGTGACGACAAGGTAAACCTGCAAAACCTGCCGAGGACTTCGGCATTGAAGAAAGCGATCATCGCGCCTGACGGCTACATGATGATTGACTCGGATTCATCCCAGATTGAAGCCCGTACGCTGGCATGGTTAGCAGGACAAGACGATTTGGTGGAAGCGTTTGAACGCGGCGAAGATGTGTACTGCATCATGGCGTCTGCTATCTACGGGCGCACCATTACCAAGGCCGACAAAGAAGAACGGTTTGTGGGTAAAACGACAATCTTAGGTTGTATTTCCGAGGGAACGCTGGTATTGTCCGACTCAGGGTGGAAGCCTATCGAGCAGGTTTCTTTGGACGACAAACTTTGGGACGGAGAGGAATGGGTATACCATCAAGGATTACAGAACAGCGGCATCAAAGAAACATTGAATCTTTGCGGGATGTGGTTAACACCCGACCACAAAGTGTGGTCAGGGACGCAGTGGTTGGAAGCGCAATCTCTGGTGCAAGACGCAAATACCCGCTCCCAAGCATTGGGCACCGCAGTGGAAAACTTACCGTTGCAGGCTACCTTCGCGGACAAAGGGGAGGCGTTGCTGCGCTTGTCGTCAAATGTGACTGCCGACCCGACGAGTACAGCGTGGACAGGATTGATGTCAACGGAAACTACGAGCCCAACAACATCCGATTCGTATCCCGAAGCGACAACCTTAGAAACAAACGACGAGTCGCAAATCTTGAGGCGCAAATTACAGACCTACGATCTCGCTTACGCAGGGCCGAGGAATCGTTACATGGTTTTGACAGCACAGGGGCCAATGATCGTTCATAACTGCGGCTACGGCATGGGAGCTGCAAAGTTTCAAGCTGCCCTCAAAAATGCTGGCGTGGAAGTGCCCCTCGAAGAAGCCAAGCGCATCATTGACACCTACCGCAAGACCTACCCAAAGATCACAAAGCTGTGGAAAGACGCCGGTTTAATTCTTGACGCAATCATCAGGAACCAGACCACAACGCTTGGCCGAGACGGTTTGCTGAAAGTGGAGGGTAGAAACGGAATCCGTCTGCCTAACGGTTTGTATTTAAAGTACCCCAACCTGCGCGGCATCACGAACGATGAAGGCAAGTCCGAGTATGTGTACGATACCAAGCGCGGCAAAGCCACTGTGCCCAACCGAATCTACGGCGGCAAGACGATTGAGAATGTGTGCCAAGCCTTAGCCCGTATTGTGATTGGCGATCAAATGCTGCTCGTTGCCAAGAAGTACCGAGTCGTGATGACTGTGCATGATGCGATCGCGTGTATCGTTCCGGAGGATGAGGTTGAACGTGCACAAGAATACGTAGAACTGTGCATGAAGATTCGCCCACAATGGGGTCCCGATTTACCACTTAACTGCGAAGCCGGACACGGCAGAAGCTACGGAGATTGTTGATGAGTATTGTTTGGTCTTACAGCAGCTTGAAGACATTCCAGCAGTGTCCCAAGAAGTACTACCACACCAAGGTAGCCAAGGACGTTAAAGAGCCTGACACTCAAGCTACGCTGTACGGCAAAGACGTGCACCTTGCAGCCGAGGAATACGTGCGGGACGGCAAACCGATCCCCGTGAAGTACGAGTACATGAAGCCCGTGCTGGAAACGCTCAACAGTATCCCGGGGGAGAAGCATTGCGAGGTCAAGCTCGGCCTCACAAAAGACCTGCAAGCGTGTGACTTCAACGCCTCGAACGTATGGTGGCATGGTATCGCCGACTTGGTTGTGATTAACAAGGACAAGGGGCTTGCCCACTCGGTGGACTACAAAACCAGCAAGAGCGCACGGTACGCGGATGTGAAGCAGCTCGACCTTGTGGCGGCGGGCATCTTCGCCAAGTTCCCCGAAGTCAAAAAAGTGAAGTCTGCGTTGCTCTTTGTGGTGAGCAAGGAATTCGTAAAAGCAAGCCACGTAGCCGAGAAGATGGCCGACTACGTTGCCAAACCAGCACAAGACGTTGCACGTATCGAAGCAGCGCTACAAAACGGGGTGTGGAACCCCGTACAAGGCCCACTGTGCAAATTCTGCTCAGTGAAACAATGTGAGTACAACCGGAGCTAACTATGAACGAAATGACAAACCAAGAAACCGATACCGCACTGATCTTAGAAAACGAACTCAAGCGCCGTGTGCGTGAGGTGGCAGGGGAGATGATCCGCACTGTGGTGAAAGATGTGATGCAGCAAGAATTTCAAAAGCAAAAAGAAAACATGCTCTTGGAAATTAGCATGGGAGTCGGTAAGATGTTGCGTGTAATCGAGGAAGAAGGCCGCAAACCTTTATGGGAAGCAACGCCCGAGGAGTTCGGCTTGACCAAAGAGCAACTCAACTCTCACATGATCGAAAAGGAATTACCAGATGCCTTACGTAAACAAACCTAGACCCTACAAGAAAGAATACAAGCAGCAGCTTGCCCGAGGTGAACATGAAGACAGAATGGAGCGCCAACGCGCCCGAAATGAGATGGACAAACGCGGCATTGACCGTACTGGAAAAGACATTGACCACGTGGTACCCCTCAGCAAAGGGGGAAGTAATGCTAAGTCGAATCTTAAGCTCAAAACGCCGAGCGCCAATCGTTCGTTCAGCCGCAACTCAGACCATACCGTTAAGGTAAACAAACCGAAGAAAAAATGAACCTATCAGAATATGAATGGCCTAGACCTCTGGGCTTCACACCGTTCGAACATCAGAAGACAACTGCGGAATTTTTGATTGGCAACCGTAAAGCCTTTTGCTTCAACGAGCAGGGCACGGGGAAAACAGCCTCAGTGATTTGGTCAGTGGATTATTTGATGAAGCGTGGCTTAATTCGCCGAGTGCTTGTGATTTGTCCGTTGTCTATTATGAAGGCGTCTTGGCAGCAGGACTTGTTTAAGTTCGCTATGCACCGCACAGTCGCAGTGGCTTACGGTGCAGCCAAGAAGCGCAAAGAAATCATCAATGCTGGAGCCGAGTTCGTCATCATCAACTTCGATGGGGTCGGCATCGTGAAGAACGAGATCATGTCTGGCGGCTTTGACTTGATTGTTGTTGATGAAGCCTCTGCGTACAAGAACCCACGCACCGAGCGCTGGAAAGATTTGCGCGACCTAACAAAAGTTATCAAGGGCTTGTGGATGCTCACAGGAACCCCCGCTGCACAGTCACCTGTGGATGCTTACGGGTTGGCAAAGCTGGTCAACACCAAGGCAGTGCCTCCATTCTTTGGGCAGTTCAGGGATTCCGTGATGACAAAGGTGGGCATGTACCGTTGGGTTCCCCGCCCCGAAGCCAAGCACATCGTGCACAACATTTTGCAACCAGCCATTCGGTTTGAGAAAAGCCAATGTCTTGACTTGCCGCCCGTCACGTTCATCGATCGACACGCGCCCTTGACTGCGCAACAACTGGGGTTCTACAAGCTTCTGGCTAAGCAAGCACTCATTGAGGCAGCAGGGGAAGAAATCTCAGCCGTCAACGCCGCCGCGCAGGTAAACAAACTGCTTCAAATCTCGTGTGGTTCGGTCTACACCGATGCTGGTGAAGTGGTGGACTTTGACGCAAACATTCGTTTAAACGCAGTGCAGGAAGTCATTGAGGAATCCAGCAACAAAGTGCTGGTGTTTGTGCCGTTCACGCACACCATTGAATTACTCAAAAAGCATTTGGAAAAGAACCACATCACATGCGATGTGATTAACGGATCGGTCAGCCCCAATCAACGCGCCGAGATCGTTAGAATTTTTCAATCGCAACCTGAGCCCAAGGTGCTTATCATTCAGCCGCAAGCTGCCTCTCACGGACTTACCCTTACAGCAGCCGACACAATCATTTGGTACGCTCCCTGCACCAGCGTGGAAACGTATCTGCAAGCCAATGCACGTATTGACCGCCCCGGCCAAGTCAACCCAATGACTGTTGTGCATATCACTGGAAGCAGTGTCGAGGCAAGGCTTTATAAGCTTTTGCGCACCAATGTCTCAAACCACAACGAGATCATTGATCTGTACCGCGAAGAAATTTTGGAAAATAAATTAGAAACAGTTTGACAATGTCAAAAACTGTGTTATATTCCACTTCGCAATAACCAACCGGAGCTAACAAATGTCAGATGTGAACGCAGAAGTTCAGGGCGAAGCGCCCTCTACGCCAAACTTGGATGGGCTTGCAAAAGTCTATCTCAAAATCCGTGATGCTAAAGACCAGCTCACATCCAAATACAAAGAAGACGTTGCTGCACTCGACGAGCAAATGAGTGTACTTGAGCAGGAAATGCTTGAGACCTGCAAAGAAATGAACGCTTCAAGTATTCGCACCCCACACGGCACGATCGTCCGCTCAGTCAAGTCACGGTACTGGACGAACGATTGGGATTCGATGTATCAGTTCATCAAAGAGCATGACGCATTTGGCCTGTTGGAGAAACGCCTTCACCAAACAAACATGAAGGACTTTATCTCTGAGAATCCAGAAGTTCAACCCGTTGGTCTCAACGTGGAGAACCAATTCACCGTGGTAGTTAGACGTTCTAAAGGAAATTAAGATGAGCAACATCGCACTCTTGAATCAAGACCTCCCCGACTTCCTGCAACAAGCGGGTGTCAGTGATCTTACAAAACAACTCGCTGGTAAGACCGGCGTAAAACGCATCGTGCCTAAAAACGGCATCTTCCGCAAGGTTGTCGGCGGCGAAGAAATGGGCAAGGTCAAGGGCAACTTGAACGCCATCATCGTCAACGCTTCCCCCAAGGTCGGTCGTATTTTCTACGCGAAGCAATGGACCCCCGACTCTGAGCCCTCAGCACCTGACTGCTTCTCCAATGACGGTCAAGCCCCAGACGTAGGCTCAGCCAACAAGCAATCCGATCGTTGCGATACATGCGCTCAGAACATCAAAGGTTCGGGCCAAGGCAACTCTAAGGCTTGCCGTTACTCTCAGCGCATTGCGTTGGTGTTGGAAGAAGACTTCGGCACTTCGCTCGAAGGTGAGGTGTACCAAATGAACTTGGCTTCCAAGTCATTGTTCGGCGAGAGCACTACGGACAACGCCCATACGTTCAGCAACTACACCAAGTATTTGGCCAACAACGGCAAGAGCTTGGACTACGTGGTGACAACCCTGAGCTTCAACGAAGACAACGACAACCAATCCGTGTTGTTCACTCCTGCGCGTTTCATCACCAAGAACGAGTACGCTGTGACTTCTGTGACTTCCGCAAAACCCGAAGTTCAAAAGCTGGTTGTGATGACTCCGTACCAAGCCGACACTGCGCACAAACAGTTGGCCGCACCCGCAGCGCCAGCCCCCAAAGCTGAAGCTGCTCCAGCCGAGCCCGTCAAACGCGAAAGCAAAAAGGCTGAGGCTACGCCGACAACTAAGAAAAGCTTGGACTCCGTAGTCGCCGCTTGGTCTGACGAGGAGTAAGCATGGCACAAGGGTACAGCTTTGATTTGGTTGAGGCGAATAAACGCGCCAGCGCCAAAAACATCGGTGTCGCCCTTGGCCGTGTCTGCATCAAAGCACGAGTTCCTGTGACGGAAGTGGCTGGCCATTTTGAGGTCAGCCGCATGACGATTTACAACTGGTTCAAAGGGGACGTTGTCCCCCGAGTGCAGCTCACGACTGAGATCGACAAATACATCGCGTATGTGAAAAAGAAATTGGGTTAAACATGTCCTTCGACCTTCTGAATACCGTACTGCCTACGGAAGGGCGGTACTGTGTAGTAGGAATTGGTAGTTATGTAGATCAGCGTTTTGCGGAGACAAGAGAAGAAGCCGAAACAATCATCCAAGAATTCATTGGCAAAAACGTAAATGTGTACTTTGGCTGCTCCAAGTTTGGGCCGCTGGAAAACCGAACACATGACAACGTAGTCGCTACTCGGGCACTGTGGTTAGACATTGACTGCGGACCGACGAAAGGCGTACCCAACGACAAAGGAAAGATTGAAGGCTATCTGGACCAGCAGACAGGGCTGGAAGAACTTCAAAAGTTTTGCAAGGCAGTCGGCCTACCCCAACCAATTCTGGTGAACTCCGGCAACGGGATTCACGCTTACTGGCTGATTAAAGAAACCCTGACCCGCAAGGAATGGGAACCGTTAGCCAAACGATTCAAGCAACTGTGCAAAGAGCATGGACTGATCGTTGACGACAAAGTGTTTGAGGCATCGCGTGTTTTGCGTGTGCCCGGCTCTATGAATGTGAAAAAAGGTCTTGAGCCCAAGCCCGTGACGGTTTGGAATGACAGCACAAAGCCTTTTGCCTACGAAGAAATCCGCACACTCTTGGGAGCCGAACTCCCGAAAGACGAAGTACCTGACTTCATCCCAAAGTCCATGAGCCCCATGATGGAGGCTCTGATGCAGAACAAGGTCAAGCGCTTCAAGACGATCATGATTAAGGGCGAAGGCGGCTGTGCTCAGCTCAATTACTGCTACGCAAACCAGCAGAACATTGACGAACCTTTGTGGCAGTCGGCACTCTCAATCACGGCGTTTTGTGTGGATGGTGACGATGCCGCGCACAAGATGTCGAACCAATACCCTGAGTACGACCCCGCAGAGGTAGACAACAAACTCATCAACATCCGCAAACGCGGAGGCCCCCACCACTGCGCAACTTTCGAGGAACGCAATCCCGGTGGCTGTGACAACTGCCCCCATAAAGGCAAGATCAAATCCCCGATTGTGCTGGGCGTTGAGGTGGAGCAAGCCGAAGCCGACGACAACGAGTTTGTTGTGGCGGATGAAGAGACCGGCGAAGAGACGCGCTACCAGATTCCAGATTATCCGTTCCCATTTTTCAGGGGCAAAAACGGCGGCGTGTATTTGAAGCCCTCAGAGGATGAAGCCGAGCCGGTCGTGGTGTACGAGCATGACTTGTACGTAGTTAAGCGTATGAAAGACGCTGAGCGTGGTGACGTTGCGTTGTTCCGTCTGCACCTGCCGCATGACGGGGTTCGTGAATTCACTATCCCAACAACTTCAATCTCTGCGCCGGACGAATTGCGTAAGCAGTTGGCCTACAACGGGGTGGTGGCGCACAAAACACAGTATGAAAACTTGGCGAAGTTCGTCGTGTTCTTCATCAAGAATTTGCAGTATTTGAGAAAGGCAGAGCTTATGAGAAATCAGTTTGGATGGGCAGATGGTGACAGCAAGTTCATTGTCGGCGACCGAGAAATCACAAAGGACGGGGTCTTCTACAGCCCGCCGTCAAGCATCACCGAGGATGTGGCCGAGAAGATGAAGCCCAAGGGCACGATCGAGAATTGGAAAGAGGTGTTCAACCTGTACGCGCTGCCCGGCTTAGAACCCCATGCGTTTGCTGCTCTCACAGCATTTGGTTCCCCTTTGCTCAAGTTCACTGGCTTGGAAGGCGCGATCATCAACGTGATCCACCCAGAGTCAGGTACGGGCAAGTCAACGATTCTTCACATGTGCAACAGCGTGTCGGGTATGCCTAAAGAGCTGACCAGCATGTTCAAGGACACATTCAACGCGAAGATTCACCGACTCGGTGTGATGAACAACTTGGCTAACACCATTGACGAAATCACAAACATGAGCGGCATGGAGTTTTCAGACTTGGCGTACAGCATCAGCCAAGGCCGAGGCAAGGAAAAGATGAACGGGCAGACCAACACCCTGCGCGTCAACAACACCAAATGGCAGGGCATCACCTTGTGCTCCTCGAACGCCAGCTTCTACGAAAAACTTGGCGTGGCCAAGAACACCCCAGACGGCGAATCAATGCGGCTGCTTGAGTATCGGATTGAGCCTAACGGGATCATCGATGTGCAGACGGGCAAGCAGATGTTTGACCACCAACTGCGCGAAAACTACGGCCACGCGATGGACATTTATGCCGAGTTCCTTGTGGCCAATATGGAGGATGCGGTGGCGCTCATGCGGCAGATTCAGGCCAAGCTCGATAGAGAAGTTCAATTCTCCCAGCGGGAGCGCTTCTGGTCGGGTGTGGTCGCTTGCAACATCGCGGGTGGTTTGATTGCTAAGAGCCTCGGCTTGCACGAGTACGACATGAAGGCGATCTACGAATGGGTCAAGGTCATGCTCAATGAAATGCGGCAGGAAATCAAACCCCCGCAAACCAGCCAACTCAGCGCCTTGGGCGAATTCATCAATGCGCACATCAACAACGCCTTGGTGGTCAACGGAGAGCTGGACGCCCGTACCAATATGGAAGCACTCCCAATGCTGGAGCCCCGTGGGGAGCTGATGATTCGCTACGAGCCTGACACCAAATCGCTGTTCATCGCGGCTAAGCCATTCAAGGACTTCTGCGTCAAACACCAGATCAACTACAAAGGCTTACAAAAAGAGCTTAGTGGTACGGGGGTGTTCGTTGAGACCATGAACAAGCGCATGGCCAAAGGTATGCGGGTTGTTTCGCCGCCCGTTCGAGTGCTGCGCTTTGATACGTCTAAGACCGAGTTCCTGCAAATGGATGCTTTTATTGCGCAAAATGCTGATCGAGACGGTATCGTACAAGATTGATTGGCGCAAGTTCCGAAAAGGCTGCTCCTTCTTTGTGCCCTGCATTGACACCGTGGCGGCGCGGAAGGAAGTCGGCCGAGTAATGAAACGCTTGAAGATCGAAGTTATTACCAAAGTAGTGTTGGAGGACGGGATCAAAGGATTGCGAGTGTGGCGACTCTGAGGTAGACTTCCGTTGCTGGTATCGGTTGCCAGCTTCTCCTCTGAGGGATGTTAGCTCCATCCTCCCTTCGCCCCCGGTTAACCCCGGGGGCTTTTTTATTTCTTCGCTTCGGTGTCGAGTCGAGCGGAGGAGGTGGCAAGCAAGTCCATGAGCTGCGGATAGTACTTCTTGTCGATGAAGAACCCACGATCGGTGACATACCGTTGCTGCAACTGCTTTTTCAAAGAGGCGCTGATTGATTTGCTGTCGATCGGGTCG